TGGTTACTAAAACCAGTACAACAGGGTCAGCTGAGTTACCATCAGGTACTACAGCACAACGTGATGGTTCACCATCAGCTGGTTATATAAGATTTAACTCAGATGAAACATCATTTGAGGGTTATGATGGCTCTGCATGGGGTAGTATCGGTGGTGGTGCATCAGCAGGTGGAGCTATATACGAAAACAGTAACAGCATAGATGCTGATTATACATTAACAACAAATACCAATGGTATGTCAGTCTCTCCAATCAGCATAGCTAGTGGAGTTACTGTAACAGTACCAACAGGTGCTAGGTGGGTAATACTCTAATGACAGTTAAGATTAATGCAGATACAACTTCAGGATTACAATTAGAATCTGATACTTCAGGTGCTATAGATATCCAATCAGCAGGTGTAACCAAAGCATCTATAGATAGTGTTGGTAATTTAGATATTCAAGGTAGATATAGTGGTAATGGAAATGTTCCACTTTTTTATGTAAGAATGACTGCAACTCAAACGGGAATAGGTGATGCTGTAGAAACTAAAATAGAATGGGATACTGTTGTTCACGAAGTTGGTGTTACTTTTGATACTACAAATCATAGATTTACAGTACCATCAGGTGGTGCAGGTTATTATCAACTTAATGCTTTTGCTCACCTTAGAACAAGTGTTAATACTGATTTGTCAGCTTGTTATTTAGCAGTTTATATTAATGGCAGTAAATCTACGACTATTTCACAATTTAATTTTGCTACAAACTATGTAAGATTAGCATCTCCAAGTATAAATCATATTTTAAATTTATCTGAGGGTGATTATGTAGAAATGTATGCATACATTAACACTGTTAATGCAGGTAGCTCAAGAACCATTAATTCTAACCAAAGTGGTTGGACAATGCACAAACTTATTACATAGGAAATAACATGCAATTAATAGAAAAGATAATAGAACTAAGACCAAGTCTAACTAAAGAAGATTTTAGTCCTGAGGGAACAATACTTTTAAGAAACGATTTAGATGGTCGTGGTGATTATATAGCTGAATGGAATCATCCAACTGAAACACAACCAACAGATGAGGAACTAGCATAATGGCTTTACCGATTTCAGGAACAATTAACGATAACCAAGCAGGTATACTAAGACCAAGAAAGACTGCTACTCCATTGATTATAAATGGTGATATGGCTATAGCTCAAAGAGGTACGAGTAAAACTGGTCTTACAGCAAGTGGAACAGGGTATCACACTATAGACCGATTTATGTCATTATTATCTTCAGCAGGTACATGGACAGATACACAAGATACAGATGTTCCAACAGGGCAAGGATTTGTTAGCTCATTTAAAACTGATTGCACTACTGCTGATGCTAGTTTGTCTGCAGGTGATTTTAGATTATTACAAATAAGAAACGAGGGTCAAAACTTTCAAGTATTAAAACATGGCACATCTGATGCTGAATCAGTAACAGTTGCATTTTGGGTAAAATCTAACAAGACAGGAACTTATACTCTTGAGCTTGAAAAAGCTGACAGCAATAGGTCAATATCACAAACATATACAATAGATAGTGCTAATACTTGGGAAAAAAAAGTATTGTCTTTTGCAGGTGATACATCAGCTACTATACCAAATGATAACTCAAATGAATTTACAATAGGTTTTTGGTTAGGTGCAGGAACAGATTGGACTTCAGGAACAATGAATACGTCATGGGCAACTAAAACATCAGCTAATAGAGTTTCATCATCACAAACAAACTTAGCAGACAGCACATCTAACTACATCAACATAACAGGTGTTCAACTAGAAGTAGGAAGTTTTGATACTAACAGCATACCTGACTTTCAGTTTGAAGATAGAGCAACAAGTTTAAACAGATGTCATAGATATTTTTATAGAGTATATTCTAATAATCCTTATTCAGTTTTTTCGGCAGGATATAGTAGCAGTTCGACAAAACACCTATCATGTTTTAACTTTCCAACAACTATGAGAGCATTACCCACTTGCTCATCTAATGGAAGTTTCCAAGTTATTGAGGGTGGTAGTTCTAGGTCAGTAACAGGAGTAGCATTTGATGGTAATTCTAGGTCTTTGGATAATGCTAGAATAGATGTATCAATGTCAGGTGGTACTACAGGTAATGGTGGAATGTTTAGAGCAGCTAACGATACAGATGCTTACATTGAAGCAGATGCAGAATTATAGGAGATAGCATGAATATTACATCAGCACAATATACTGAATCTGAGGGAATAAACTCAGGAATTAAATTAGTTTCTAATGGCAAAACTTATTATGTTCCATTAGATGAAAATAATTCACAATACCAAGCAATTCAAGAATGGGTTGCTGAGGGTAATACTATTCAAGAGGCAGACTAATGGCAAGTATAAAACTAACAGGTGATACTTCAGGTGAAATTACAATCTCAGCACCTGCTGTAGCAGGAACTAATACTCTTACTTTACCAGCTGAAACAGGGAGTGTCATTACTTCTACAAGTCTAAATACTGAATCAAACTTTGTAAGATTAGCAGGTGAAACTTTAAGTTCAGATGTATCTTCCATTGAATTTAGTACATCTGTTATTACAACAACCTATAAAACATATATTCTTTATTCAAGATTACAACCTAAAACAGATGGTGCTAGAGTTATTGTAAGATTAAGAGATGACTCAGGAGTACTTCAAGCTAATGTTAGTTCTTATCAATCACAGGTTTATCGTGGTGGTGGTACTGACTTTTCTGATACGTCAACAAATTCTATATATCCTGTTAGCTCATCAGGTAATGCTACAGGAGAGTATGCTTTTTACAGACATGAATTTAGTGAGCCAAGAACATCAGATAAGAAAACAACCTTTTTATTACATGGAACTAATGTTACTACAGCAGGAAATATTGCTATAGTGCAAGGTGGGGGACTATTATCAGTAGCAGAAGATAATCAAGGGATGGTAATATTATTTGATTCAGGAGATATTGCATCAGGCAGTTCTTATGTCTTATTTGGAGTAAAAGGATAATGAAAAAATATGTAGACGGACAATATATAGAAATGACAGCAGAAGAAGTTGCTGAAAGAGAGGCACAAATTGTAACAGATGTTGCATTTACAAAAACAGTAACAGACGCATTAGCACAAAAAGAAACCGACAAAGCTAATGGCAGACAAAAACTCAAAGACTTAGGATTAACAGATGCAGAAGTAGATGCATTGATAGGAGAATAATGAAAGTAACCTTAGAACAACTTGCTGAAAAGCTAGACCGACTGGAGACAAAAGTAGAATCGTTACAAGAAGATGTAGCCAAAGGTAAGGGAGCTGTGAGTTTTCTTATGTGGTTAGGTGGTATAGCCACAATTATTGTTGGATACTTTTGGAGTAAGTAATGATACCTTTTGAAGTTATTACCATGTTAGGTAGTAGTTTACTTACAGGTGTATTAAGCCTGTGGTCAGCTAGTCAGAAAGACAAGGCAGAACAACAAAAGTATTTAATACAACGTGCTGAGGTTGATAGAGCAGCCATACAGGACGCACGTAATCACGGTGGACACTTCCAAAGTGTGACCCGTCGTTGGATGGCATTATTAGCAGTATTCTTTATTATATGTTTACCAAAGCTAGCCGTCTTTATAGACCCATCTATTGCGGTACATTTAATGTATTTAGAGCAAGTCAAAGAAGGGTGGTGGATATTTGGCTATACACAAGAGGTAACTACCTTTGCTGGTCTTACAGGTATAGTCATAACTAACGCTGATACACACTTTTTAGCGGCAGTATCGGGGTTTTACTTCGGTTCAGCTGCCGTAAGGAGATAAAATGACAGACCAAAATGAACAAATAGAAAAGATAGTAGAAGAGTTACCTGTATTACTGGTGGCTCATGCTTATAGGAAGCTTAAGTCAGGTGATGAAATATCTGCAAGTGAGATGAAGGTATGCTTAGATATCTGTAAGACTTACTCAAGTCCTGATATCGTAGAAAAAGCTAACAACATACTAGAGGACTTACCGTTCGACACAGATGAATAAGATAGATAACTTTAAGAACTTCTTGTATCTAGCTTGGAAACACCTCAATCTACCTGAGCCAACACCTATACAATACGATATAGCAGACTATCTACAATCTAAAGAGAAACGTATAGTAATAGAGGCTTTCAGGGGCGTAGGAAAGTCTTGGATTACTTCTGCATTTGTATGTCACCAATTACTGCTGAACCCTCAGCGTAACATATTGGTAGTATCAGCTAGTAAAACGAGGGCTGATGACTTTAGTACATTTACACAGAGGCTTATTGCAGAAATGCCTTTGTTACAGCATTTACAACCTAAGGATAGCCAAAGACATTCTAAGGTATCCTTTGATGTTGCCCCAGCACAGGCTTCACACGCCCCCTCAGTGAAGTCTATGGGGATTACAGGTCAGCTTACGGGGTCTAGGGCTGACCTTATTATTGCTGATGACGTAGAATCTGCCAATAACTCACAGACTCAGCTTATGCGTGACCGCTTAAGTGAGACCGTAAAAGAGTTTGACGCTATTATAAAGCCTAAAGTAGGACGTGTTATCTTTCTAGGAACACCTCAAACAGAGATGTCATTGTATAATGACCTAGATGAACGTGGGTTCAAGACACGTATATGGTCAGCATTGATTCCTAACCAAGCACAAAAGGTAGGATATGGGCATAAATTAGCTCCTACAATCGCTGATATGGATGGTAAAGAGGGAGACCCTACTGACCCTGATAGATTTAATGAAATCGACTTAATGGAGCGTTTAAGCTCATATGGTAGGTCAGGCTTTAATTTACAGTTTATGTTGGATACTAGTCTATCTGACGCCAATAAATACCCATTGAAGCTTAATGACCTTATTATAGCCTCAGGTTGCAGCACATGGACAGAAGCTCCAGCCAAAATACAATGGGCTTCAGGTATAGACCAAATCAAAGCGGTTGACTCTGAGTTACCTAATGTAGGACTTAAGGGTGACTATTGGACTTCTTACCTATATATGTCCGAAGAATTTACAGAGTTTGAAGGCTCAGTTATGTCTATTGACCCCGCTGGTCGTGGGGCAGATAAAACAGCCTATTGTGTACTTAAGATGTTACACGGTGTATTGTACCTGACTGCCATTGGTGGTCTAGATGGTGGATACTCTGATGACACACTTAAGAAGCTAGCCAATATTGCCAAGAAACATGACGTCAATGATATCGTCATTGAGAGTAACTTTGGTGATGGCATGGCAACACAACTTCTAAAGCCTGTATTGGCTGACATACATCCTTGTAATGTAGAAGAGGTACGTCACAGTATACAGAAAGAGAAGCGTATAATAGACACATTAGAGCCTATTATGAATACCCATAGGTTAGTTATTGATGATAAGCTTATCAAAGATGACTTTCAGTTAGACCCTGACCACCAGTTATTTAGACAGATGACTAGGATAACAAGGGATAAAGGTGCACTAAGGCATGATGACCAAATAGACGCCTTAGCTATTGCAGCTAACTACTGGGTAGAAGTGATGGATAGAGACCAAACATTGTCTTATAACCAACACAAAGAAGAAATGTTACAGGAAGATTTAGATAAGTTTATGGAACAAGCCATAGGCAGAGAGCCAAAAGGAGATAGCTGGATATGAGCGACTGGATATACTCTGATAGAGAGTGGGAAGAAGTCAAAAACCGTATAGGTCAAATTGAATCTTCTAATCGCTACGATATTACAGGTGGAAGTGGTAATGCTTATCACGGTAGGTATCAGATGGGAAAACAAGTCATAAAAGATTCTGCTTATGCTTTAGGTTTACCTACGCCTGACTTAGAGGTATTTAAAAAATCTCCTCACATGCAAGACAAATTTATGAAAAAGCACTATCAGATAGGCAATAACTGGCTTAATCAAAATAGTAAAGTATATAAAAACATGTCAAATGAAGATAAAAAGAAAGTGTTACCAATGCTTCAGTTTGGGGCTGGTAATGTGCGTAACTTTTTAGATAAAGGGATTATGTTTAAAGATGGAAATGGGACACCTATTACTAAGTTTAGGGATGCTTTTAATGGTTATGAGTGGGATGAAATAGACTCATACATAACTCTTGACCCTATAATGGTAACTCCATCTGATGGACAATAGGTCGTCAAAGGTTTTTCTTCATTTTTCCTTTGGCGGCTCTTGTCCTACTTGTAGGAGTCCTTGTCTGTAAATATCTAGACAAAGGGTGTACAAAAACTTAAAGTACCCATATAAGATAAAACCCCTGTGCACCCCTAGCTATATATAGACAAGCTATCCTTCCTTATTACTTATTAATTATGATACTAATAGAAGTACTACTCATAGTTATTACTGGAGTCTTACTCCTTAATAGTCACTATATAAAAACCTATTGGTTAAAGCCTGAGATATCCATAGGGGAGTTTATTCTGATAGCCGTGTTAACAGCTGTTGTTTTAGCTAATATTTGGTAAAAAAATATGAAGAGGTTATCGTACATGAGGCTTCGCCTCTTCCCCCGTCGGTTACTATATTATTGTCGCTGTGGGTTTCTTTTGGTCGTCACTGGCTCGGCTTCTTTCTATATATAGGGCTCTTTTGGTTTCCTATGGCTCGCCATTTTTATTTCATTCGTTTGTGTCCTCTGGTCTATTTTTATTCTCAATAGCTATATCAACAATTTATTTAAAATTATTTTCATTGCTAAACTATTGATTCTAAAGGGATTATTCAATTAGTATAAATTAATTTCATACATAGTGTTGACATGATGTCCATAATAGAATAATCTTTACTCATGCTGATTAGCTGGACAATATGAGATTCCAGCGAAATAAATACCAGCGGTCTGAAGTAAAGTAAGATGACGAGCGGTACGGATGGGGCACTTATCAGCTGGGAAAAAGTGCGATAGCTCATTATCCGAGATGATAGCGGAAGAGACTTATAGCACGGTCTATCTATCTAACGGGGACATGCAACAGCAAGATATTGAGGCTTGCACATGTAAAAGTTAAATTAATGTCGTACGGTATTGGTAGCCGTGCCTGAATGAGTAACCAACGAAACATTAACAACGAGGAAATACAATGAAAGAGATGTATATAACACATGAAGGAAAACGTACTAGTAAATCTAACCTTAGATTGCTAGAGGGTAACGGCATAACCGTTCTTATGTCTTATGCTACACCTGTAGCGTTTAAGGATGACAATGAGAACGCTAGGTGCAATGAGTGGTTCTTTACTAGCCATAAATACAGCCCTACAACCAGCAAACAAATAACCCGCTTTTTAAATGCGTACGCTGGCGGGCGTGAGGGTGGTCATGAGGTGTCCCAGCATAATATTGACAGTGCATACACAAACATGGCGGACAACGGAAACCATGTATTAATATCGAGAGGTAGCAGATAATGAATAGACAGATACAACGTGCTATGGACAATGATGAAGCTTATGCTCAAAAAGTAGAAGCTAATGAAGATTATGCAAGGGCTGAGTTATCAGCTAAGCGTATAACTAGGCTTCAATTTCACATGATAATGCGAGATATCCAGCGGGGTATTTTACCGTATATCGACTAGTTACACTGATGAGACTTCTATAGTCGAAACGCTGACGCCTCTAGATAGCTAGGGGCGTCCACATGGTTTATGCGTCTGTAACATTTAACAATTAACAAGCGAGGTAAAAATGCAAGTAATAAAATTATATCTGCCTATGCAAGATAATGACGGTAATGACTTAATGTCTTTACATGACCATTTTATAAATGATATTAGAGACGTTAGGGAAAATGGAAACGTAGCCAGAATATCGGGCTTTACTAGGTTTCAAGCTGAGGGCTTCTGGTTTGACGACGGACAAGCTTATGTAGATAATATTAAAATATATGAGTTTCATGTAGAAAATCAACATTTCAGCAAAGCTTACGCATATCTATGGAATCGTGCCTATCAACTATGTAAAGATATGGCTCAAGAATGTATCTACTTACAGGTTAACAATGATACTGAGTTAGTGAGGTAATAATGGACTTTATAATATTTGGGTTCATGGATAATTTCATATTAATACTGGGTATGTACTTTTCGTATACAAGCGTCGAGTACTACCTTGAGAAATACTTTGATAATATCCATGCTGATAAGCTGGTGCTGGCGTGTGTCAGTGCTGGCTTAGGGAATACATTTAGTGACGGCGTAGGATTCCTAGTGACAGGTAACTTTACTTGGATGACGCTTACTATTGTAGGGTGTTTAATAGGCATGGTAATTATACCTATCATGCAAAAGATAAAAGTGAGGTAAAATCATGAAATATACAGATATGGGTAAAGAAGATATTACTAAATGCTCTGATGATGAATTATGGATTAGAATTGATGATAATGATGACATGTATGAGTTAAAGAGTAAGCCTCTTCAATTAGTAAAATATGTAAAAGAAAATTATATTTATACTACGGAACAAATGGAAACATTATTGACTAATTCTTGGTGGGAATATCAAGACTCAATTAAATATGTAGAATTTTGGTAAACAATAACAGGAGAAAATAAAATGCGTGAAACAAGACAATTAGAGAACATAATAGAATTAGTAGAAAAAAGCTGTCGTAGACTGCATGTCAATTATGATGAACACACAGACTATTCACAAATAAATTCTTCTATTTTATTAGACATTATTAATAACTTAGAAAGTGTTAGAAGTGGCTTAGCTAACTTAAGATTGCCATTAACTAAACTTGAAATTTTTAATGAGAACAGTACTACTGACGAGGATTGAATATCCGAAACCCCTGACCAGTAAAGTGTCGGGGTTCTAGTACAATTAACAGCGAGGTAAAAAATGCAAGTAAATAACAGAGCGGTATGGGTTAAACTAAAAACAGCTATGAGTAACTTAGATAACTCAATTCCTGACCATGTTTTTGATGATGAAGAGGGACAGGATTTGGCTGATTGGATTAATGAGGTATGGGACGCTATAAATGAAACAGAGCGTCACTATTCTCAATATCATTTAGTTAAAAAAGACAGTACTACAAACAATTAACAGTGAGGTAAAAAAATGGTAGACATGACAAGCCGTAAGTATCTTGAGTCGTATTTCACAGATGAGGTTGACTCGCCTGAAGATATACAAAACAAGATACTATTGGTAATGAAGGAAGACGGTATTATGGAAGTTAATGAAGAGGGTAAGCTAGTCGTCTTCAAGAAGCGTCCATTACTCAAATACTTGAGGATAGCTTTTCCTGACATTAAGCCTAGCACTATCAATAGACAGCTTAATAACCTGTTTAAAGATGATGTGATTAGGATAGCGTCTAAGTATAAGACTAAGCCTTATGTCATTAAGAGTAGACAGTATGAGTCACGATTTAAGCGAGTCACTGACAAGCGTTTTCGTACCCGTACTGATATGCTCTTCGATATTCTTATGGGGGATGACCCTAAGAAGAGGCTTAGGTATCTACAGGACTCTCTAAGGTATGGGCATAAGCCTAGTAACTTAGATGTATAACAAGGAAGTATAATAGCTATATATAGCTAGGGGAGACAGGGGTTTACACTAATATGGGTACTTTAAACACCTGTTTCCTTATTTAACAATAACATAGCGAGGTATTATGAATATATTTATATTAGACAGACATCCACGCACCTGTGCTAAGTATCATTGCGACAAACACGTAGTCAAGATGATACTTGAGACAGCTCAGATGATGTGCACCGTACTAAATGAGTTAGGATATGAGACACCTTACAAGTCTACACATCCTAAACATCCATGTACGCTGTGGCTCAAGGAGTCTAGGAATAATTACTTATGGACTAGACAACTAGCTAAGGGACTCAATGCTGAGTACAAGTTACGCTATAACAAAACTGATAATCATAAGTCATGGGACGTTATAAAAAGCTTACCAGCATTACCTAAAGAGTTACCGCTTAAGTACTTAACTGAATTTCCACAAGCTATGCCTGACCAGTATAAACATACTGACCCTGTCGTTGCATATCGTACGTACTACAGACAGGACAAACGGGACTTTGCTACGTGGAAACTAGCAACACCTATATGGTGGAACGACAACACATACACATACTAACAAAGGAGAATAACTATGAGTGAACTAACAACAGAAATGCTAAAGGCTGACTCTGAGCCAGTTAACAAAACACCTAAGGCTTGGAACCCAGCTAGAGAAAGACATTATAATCAATTCTTAAGGACTCTTGACTGGCATGACTTTGGTAAGATTGATGCAGTAAGACGTCACATGTATGAGACTTGGATAACTAAGGGTGTACATCCTAATGACCTAAAGAAACCATATCATGTGGGTAGGTTTCCTATTTTATAGGACAAGGTTTCCTATTTTATAGGACAAAGAATGAAAAGGACTATGGGTCTGAGTTTTAGGTTTCCTACTTGTAGGACTAAAGTACCCATATAAGATACCAATACACAATTAACCTAAGGAGTATACATGGTAGAGATATTTAAGAATATAAAAGAGTACGCTGATGAGTTAGAACATGAAGCGGAGATGATTAAGCTAGGGAAACAGCGAGTCAATAAGCGCAGGTTATCTCATGTCCAGCGTGAAGAGGAGTCAGTTACATCTTATGGAAAAGTTATGGTTGCAAACACCATACGACCGCTGGCTGAGAAGATACAAGAGTATTTGGAGTCTAATACTTTAGCTAAAGGTCAGCCTGAAAAAGCTTTTACTAAACTAAGAGAGATAGAGCCTGAGGTGTCAGCCATGATATGTGCTAAGCATGTCATCAATACAATCACACAGCATAAGCCATTGACGGCTACAAGTATTTCATTGGGTGGTAAGATTGAGACTGAGACATCTCTTAGAAACTTTAAGAACCTAAACCCTGAGCTGTTTGACACAGTCAAGAATGACTTAGACAAGCGTTCATGGAACTACGCCTACAAGAGACGTAAGCTAAAGGAATCAGCTAAGCGTGATGATGTAGGCATGTGGATTGAGTGGTCTACAGAAGAGAAGCTTCATACAGGCATGAAACTTATTGAGTTTATGCAGTCAGCTACAGGTATGATTGAGTTTGGACTTGAGGTTATCAATCGTAAGCGTACTAAAATAATCAAGCAGACAGCTAAGACTAGGGAATGGATAGAAAATAGAAATAACTTTAATGAGCTATTGAATCCTGAATACTTACCTACTGTTATGCCACCTAAAAACTGGGACACAGTGAGTGGTGGTGGCTATTGGACAAAGGAATTACCTGAGTTAGATTTAGTTAAACAAAAGAATAAGTTATTCAAGCGTGAGCTAGAGAACTTTGATATGCCTGAAGTGTACAACGCAGTTAACCGTATGCAAGCTACAGGCTTCAGGATTAACAAGTTTGTACTAGATGTGATGAAGCACGCTTGGGACAACGGTATTGCTATGGGTGGTATGCCACCAATTAAAAACATGGAGATACCTAACAAGCCACATGACATTGATACCAATGAGGTAGCACGTAAGGAGTGGAAGAAACAGGCTGTCATTGCTCACACTGAGAACTCTAGGATGTTTAGTAAGAGATTACTGTACGCTAAGATACTGTGGGAAGCTGATAAGTTTAAAGATTATGACAACATATACTTTCCCTTACAGTTAGACTTCAGAGGTAGAGCCTATTGTGTCCCAGCATTTCTAAACTATCAGGGAATCAATGGTGCTAAGGCACTGTTAGATTTCTCACATGGTAAAGAGATAACTGAAGACAACAGCGGTGGCTTTTGGTTAGCCGTACACGGTGCAAACGTGTGGGGTAATGATAAGATTACTCTCGAACAGAGAGCAGACTGGTCTATGGACAAGGACAACATGCAAATGTTTCGTCGTATTGTTGAAGACCCTATCGTCAATCGAGAATGGGAAGAAGCTGACTCACCATTTCAATTCCTCGCTTGGTGTAAAGAGTGGGTTGAGTTTCAAGATACAGGCTACGGCTATGTATCACATTTGCCTGTCTCGATAGACGGTAGCTGTAATGGGTTACAGTTATACTCGCTAATGTTACGTGATGAGACAGCTGGTAAGCTGGTCAATGTTGTCCCTAGTGATACACCACAGGACATCTACCAGCTTGTCGCTGACTCAGTAATAGAGAAACTGAAACAAGATAAGCTTGAGGGTAAGCCTTATGCACACGCATGGTTAGAGTATGGAATCAAACGTAGTACCACTAAGCGTAGCATTATGACTATATGCTATGGGTCTACGAGATACTCATGCACTGACTTTGTAGTAGAAGACTTGACCAAGCGTAAAGATAAGGGGGAAGACCACCCGTTCAAGACTGATGTATTCAAGCCAGCTATTTATTTAGCTGGAGTGATATGGGACAGCATTGGAGACAATCTGACATCAGCTCGTATGGGTATGGACTACCTACAAAAGATAGCTAAGGTTGTATCCAAAGAGCAATTACCTATACATTGGATAACACCTGTCGGCTTTCCTGTCTATCAATCTTACCCTGAAATGAAGAGCAAGAGAGTCAAGACCATGTTACTCGGAGAGGTTATCAAACCTAGAGTAAACTATGAGACTGACAAGACAGACAAACTACGTATGAGTAATGGTGTTGCACCTAACTTTGTACACTCACTCGACTCGGCAGCTATGATGAGGACAGTTAACATTGCATATGAAAATGGTATTAGAAACTTTTGTAATGTGCATGATAGCTTCGGAACTACGGCGGCAGATGTAGAGATGTTGAGTAGTGCATTGAAGGAAGCATTTATTCAAACGTTTACAGAAACGGATGTACTTAAAGAGTTTAAGGAAGATGTCAAAGCACAGCTACCAGTGGAACTACATGAAGAGTTACCTGAAGAATTAGATAAGGGTAACTTGGACATTGAGAAGCTGAGAGAGTGTGACTTCTTCTTTGCATAAAGTACCCATATAAGATAATAAACCATAATCAAGGAGATAAAATGGCACAACAACAAAATGAAAAAGTAGTAACACCTATTGGCGTTAGTCAGTATGCGTGGTTAACACAGCCTGATACTCGTTTTGATGAGAATGGACATTATAAAACTAATCTCATCTTAAAAACTGAGGATGCTGGAGAGTTAATGCAACGCATTGATAAAGCTTTGGAAACTTCTAAGGACATAGCTCAAGAAAAAGCTAAGGGTAAGAAGATTAAACAAGCTGACGCACCTTACTTTGAAGAAGTAGATGAAGCTGGGAATCCAACTGGTAACACTATCTTTAAATTCAAATGCAAAGCACAGATAGTATCTAAGGACGGCACAATTATACCTAACAAGGTTGCATTGTTTGACGCTAAGGGTACGCCAATGCCTAAAGATGTGAACGTATGGTCAGGCAGTGAGATGAAAGTCTCAGCTGAATTGATACCGTACTACACAGCTATGGTTGGTGCTGGTGTTTCTATGAGATTGAGAGCAGTACAAATAGTCAAACTAGTAGAAGGCGGTGGCGGTAATGCTAAAGGCTTTGGGTTTGATGAAACAGATGGCTACGAACATCAGGAGACACAAGTTAAAGATGACATGGAGAGCACGACTGAAACGGAAACCTCTGACTTCTAAAAAAGTCGGACTTGTTTACGGCTTCAGGTCAGGACTTGAAGAACGTATTGCTGGGGAACTTAGAAGTGAGAGTGTTAGTTACGAGTTTGAAGAAACTAAATTAAAATATACTAAACCTGAGAAGCTACATACTTACACACCTGACTTCTATCTTCCTGAGCAAGACATATTCATTGAGACTAAGGGATTGTTTACGACAGCAGATAGACAAAAAATGAAACTAATTAAGGAACAGTATCCTAAACTGGATATTAGATTCTTATTCAGCAATGCTAAAGCCAAGATAAATAAACGGAGTAAGACCACGTATGGTATGTGGTGTGAAAAGTATGGCTTCAAGTATGCTACTAAACATATTCCAAAGGAATGGCTATGCGAAATCAAAGGAAAGAAACCAAGTACATAGTAGTCTGTTGTTCTCATACTGCACCTAATACAGACTGGGGCAGCAGAGAGATGGACATAGAAGGACGCAAGGAAGGGTTACTCGAAGGTGGCTTTCATAAAATAATAAGAAGAGATGGCACAGTAGAAGACGGTAGAGATATTGATTCAGCTGGTGGCTTCTTACATTACAATATGAACAGAGCCAAACACCAACCAACCAATAAAAATTCTATAGGAATTGTGTTAGTGGGTGGTAATAAAGAGGATGGCACATCCGACTGTAACTACACTCTTGAACAATTTAAAGCATTGAAGTGGACAGTAGATGATTTAAAGATGGAATACCCTGACGTTATAGAAGTCATGGGACACAGAGACATTTTTCATACAAGTGAACCTAACTTTAATGTACAAGAATTATTAAAATAAAATGGAGAAAAAATTTATGGACGCAAATGAAAAAAGAAAATCGAAATACACACAAGTAGTAGTAACACATGAAGTAAAGAGTATGCTAGAAGCTATCACTAAAGAAACATTTAGAAGTGGGTCAGGTGAGGTGGCGTTCTTAGTACACCAAGCTTACAAAAAACTACAAGATAGAAAGCCGTACGATTAAGTACCCCTATAAGAATGGAACAAAATGAAAGCACATTTCTACACCATGCACCATGTTCGTCGTGTGGGTCTAAGGATAACTTAGCAATATACAGTGATGGACACAGTTATTGTTTTGGTTGTGGATATCATACAAATGGAGAGTCAATGACAACACCTACCACCACAAAAGACACTGCTGACTTTGTCAGCGGGACTGTCACCGCTCTTGCCAAACGCAAACTAGATGTCGATACGTTACAGAAGTTTGATTATCAAATAGGCACAGCTCATAAGAGACCAGTGCAGATAGCTAACTACTATAACAAAGACCATGAACTAGTAGCTCAGAAGTTACGCTACCCTGATAAAAGTTTTCAGTGGATTGGCGAATCTAAAGACGCTCAGTTATTTGGTCAACACCTATGGCGTGATAAGGGAAGAATGGTTATCGTTACTGAAGGTGAGATTGACGCTCTCTCTGTCTCGAAAGTAAATCAAAATAAATATCCTGTAGTATCAGTAAAGACTGGAGCTAAGGGGGCTAAGCGTGACTTACTTAAAGAGTTAGAATGGCTTGAGGGTTTCGACTCTGTCGTTCTAATGTTTGATAATGATACAGCTGGTAAAGAGGCTGCCACTGAATGTGCAAAAATCTTCTCACCAAACAAGGCAAAGATATGTTCATTGCCTTTGAAGGACGCAAACGAAATGCTGTGTGCTGGTAAAGGACAACAGTTAATTGATTGTGTTTGGTCAGCTAAGGCTTACCAGCCTGATGGCATTGTAGCTGGTGCTGACCTTTGGGATGATATACAAAAAGAAGATAGCTATGTTACAGTCCAATATCCATTTGAATGTCTTAACACCAAGACACATGGACTACGCAAGGGAGAACTAGTTACTGTCACTGCTGGTAGTGGTGTAGGTAAGTCTAGTTTCTGTAGACATGTAGCCTTACATTTACTGAAAAATAATTTCAGCGTTGGTTACATAGCACTAGAGGAATCTATCAAGCGTAGTGCATTGGGTATCATGGGAATAGAAATGGGTAAGCCATTACACTTAGACCGCAAAGGTGTCGACGATAAGAAACTTAAAGAAGTATTCGACAGCACTGTGGGTAGTGGTAAGTTTTATTTGTACAATCACTTTGGCTCAACAGCCAGTGACAATTTAATATCTAAGATAAGATACTTAGCTAAAGGTTGCGGCGTTGACTTCGTAATACTTGACCACTTACATATGGCACTGTCAGCTGTTGGTGATGAGACTACAAGTGACGAACGTAAACTTATAGATTATACAGTATCAAAGCTTAGGACTCTAGTAGAAGAGACAGGCATTGGATTAATACTGGTGTCCCACCTTAAGAGACCTGAAGGAAACAAAGGTTATGAGGATGGGGTTGCAGTATCTATGAATAGTTTACGTGGAAGTGCGTCAATCGGTCAGTTATCTGATATGATAATAAGTATGTCTAGAGACTTACAGTCAGACAAGAACTTGGCTCAGGTTAACGTGTTGAAAAATAGGTTTAGTGGAGAGACAGGCAAAGCTTGTACACTCTACTATGATTTAGAAACAGGATGTTTACGGGAGACAGATGGAGATGTACAGGACGACTTCTAACGTGGAATACAAAACAGTACAATGGACACAGGTAATTATGAAAGCTTTAGCTGAGACTGAAGAGACTAATCATATTATCCAAATTCCAGTAGGCACTGATACCGCAGAACAATTATTAAACAATGCACTAGATATGTTAGTAGAAGAAGGTGACACAAGAGCGTTGCAAGTAGAGGTGGTGAAACATCCAGTGCACTAATGGAAAAGAAAAGATACTTACCTAAACTAGACCTTATCAAGCATGACTTCGTTATGGTCTATTGGGTTGATATAGAATCTGATAGTAACTGGCGTGACATTGATGACCTTATTACTGATGAGCTACCTATATGTATTTCTAGTGGGTGGTTAATTAAAAAAGATAACAAGGTGACTAGACTCGCTAGTGACTTCAACATAGATAGTGATGGTAAGATAAAAGATATCGGGAACACCACTATCATTCCGACTTGCGTAATACAAAAAATAATTAAAATAAAATTATGAAGAAAAATGACAAGGGGCACTGGGCTGAGCTGTTCGGCAAGGCATGGTTAATCGAGCAAGGTTACTGGGTATTCACTAACGTTGCACCGCAAGGTGTAATTGATTGTGTTGCCATTAATCAGAAGACACATGAATGTATCTACATTGATTTCAAATGTGCATACTACAACCCAAAGGGATGGATTACTTCACGCATTACTAATGCACTGGGTAATAAGCTTGGGGTAAAAATAGTTTACGTCTGTCCTGAAACTAAAAAGGTTTGGTTCAAGCGTGACCTAAAAGAATATAGAAAACAGTTAAGCAAAGGAGAACATTTTAAATGAAGAGGAGATACGTGTTTGACATTGAGTCTGATGGACTCATGGATGAAGCAACTAAGATACATTGTATTATCTTGTACGATATAGACAAAGATGAAATAATACATGTTGATAACTGGGACGCTATAAAGTTAATGAGTCGTGCTAAGTTATTAATTGGACACAACATAGTTAAGTTTGATTTACCTATGTTAAAAAAGTTTTATGACTTTGAACCTAAAGGAGAAATCTTTGACACTATTATCGCTACACGTTTATTATTCCCTGACATTAGAGACGCAGACTTTAAGCGTGGTAATGACTTTCCCACTAAGCTTATAGGTAGACACAGTCTTGAGTCATGGGGTCACCGCATTGGTGAGTATAAAGCACACATAGAAACAGACTGGAAAACATTTACCCCTGAAATGTTAGAGTACTGTAAGCAAGACGTACATGTTAACGTTGGTTTGTATCGAGCAATAGAAAAGAAAGGTTACTCTAAACAAGCTATGGAACTAGAGCATGACGTAGCTAAACTTATATTCAACCAAGAACAATATGGCTTTATGTTTGATGAAGACAAAGCCAAAGAACTCTATGGTAAACTAGAAGCTAGACGCTTAGAGATAGAAGAGGAACTACAAGAACTGTTCCCGCCTATAATTAAAGAGACAACATTCATACCTAAAGTTAACAACAAGACTAGAGGGTATGTTAAGGGTCAACCATTTATTAAGAAGCATGAAGAAACATTTAATCCATCCAGTAGACAACACGTATCACAAAGACTGATAGATAAGTATGACTGGAAACCTGATGAGTATACAACTGATGGTAAGCCTAAGGTTGATGACTCAGTACTAAACAGTTTAGATTATCCTGAGGCAAAACTCCTCGCTGAACATTTCCTTTTAGATAAAAGGATTGGACAGTTAGCCACAGGTAATCAGGCATGGTTGAAGCTTGTTAAAGCTGGCAGACTTCACGGCACTTGCAACACCAACTCGACAGTGACTGCAAGAGCCAGCCATGCCTACCCTAATTTAGCACAAGTACCCAGTGCTCACGCACCTTACGGTAAAGAGTGTAGAGAATTATTTACTACACCATTCAA